GGGATTGTGTACACCGCCCATTACACAATTGCCGCTACCGATGGCATCTACTCTGCTAGTGCATATGGCAGTATCGGCCTGGAGCAACCTGATCCAGATAACATCATCCCGTTTGCTGATCTAACAAAAGATTTGGTAATCGGTTGGGTGCAGGAAAAGCTCGGCGGTGATGAAAAGGTAGAAGAAATCGAAGCGGCACTACAGGCGCAACTTGATGAGCAGGCTGCACCAACTAAGGCGCAAGGCACGCCTTGGCAGTAACTGAAAACCTATCAGGGTTTCTGTACGATTTTGGCGTTAGCTGCACCGCTGGCGCCACGACAGCATTAGGCATCCTTGATATGCCATCGCAGGTGGTGGCAGGCGATATGGTGCTAACCACTGATTACGTACTGACAGCACTTGCGACGGATTTTGGCACCTTAAAATATAAGGATGTAATCACGGTTGCAGGTACTGCTTATATGGTGCGCGAAACTAGGTTCATTGATGATGGTGCCTTTGTTGAAATTGGATTACAAAAAACATGACAACAAAACGTGAAACCATTGTTACCGCAATACGTACGGCATTAATTGGTACAACTGGCGTTAGCACTAGGATCTACCGCAGCAGGGTTGGACCGATTTCTAGGGCCGAATCACCTGCAATTGTGGTTGAGCCATTAAGTGATACGGCAGATCAAAACACTAGCCTGCCAACTTTAGATTGGAGCCTTACGGTACGGGTAGCTGTTATTGTGCGCGGCGAGATCCCAGATCAAATTGCAGATCCAATCGTTGAAAGTTTACATGCTAAAATTATGGCGGATTTAACGCTTGGTGGTTATGCTATTGACATCCAACCAATTGGTGTTACATTTGATATAGTTGAAGCAGACCAACCTGTTGGGGTTGTGATGTGCGACTACCGAGTGCAATATCGCACCTCGGTTACTAATCTCGCAAGTTAAACATGGCTATGATAGTGGATGAGTATTGGGGTCAAGGCGGGTCTTACCTGCTAGATCCTAAAACCGGTAAGCGTAAACTCATCGAGCGTACTGCCCCGGCTACCGCCAACACCGCACCTGAGGAACTGACCAATGCCATTACTGACTCGCAAAAGGCTGCTTCTAGCCAAAACTGAAGCTACCTACGGCACTGATTCGACACCAACTGGGTCAGCTAATGCCATATTGGTGCGCAATCTAGAAATTGTGCCATTGCAATCGGATATTGTGCAGCGGGAATTGATCCGGCCATATCTTGGTAATTATGAACAGTTACTAGCAAATACACGAGTGCAGGTAACTTTTGAAGTTGAATTAGCCGGTTCGGGGACTGCTGGTACTGCACCAGCTTATGGCCCCGTGCTAAAAGCTTGCGGGCTAGCTGAAACTTTAGTAGCAAGTACAAGTGCTACTTATGCCCCGGTTAGCGCCAGCTTCAGCTCTGTGACTTTGTATTTTTTCCAAGATGGCATTCGCCATGTTGTGACTGGCGCTCGTGGAACATTTACGTTGAATGGCACGGTAGGTGCGATCCCAACGATTGCATTCACAATGACTGGCATTTTTAATGCCCCAACTGATACGGCGCTTGCGGCACCTACTTACACAAATCAATCAACACCTTTAGTGTTTAAAAATAGTAATACAACCAGTTTCTCGGCATTTAGTTATTCAGGTGCATTGCAATCAATTGACCTTGATTTTGGCAACGAAATTATTTATCGTGAATTGGTGGGCGGCACCAAAGAAGTTATTATTACTGACCGCAAGCCTAGCGGCACATTGCAAATTGAGGCAGTATTGCTCGCCGCTAAAAATTACTTTACTGTGAGCACTGGATCGACTACTGGTAGCATTACGTTGCAGCATGGCACCACCGCTGGTAACATAGCGACGCTTACAATGGCTCAATCAGACCTAGCCGATGTATCTTATGCCGACATGAACGGCATCCAAATGTTAAACCTGCCTTATGTTGCAACACCAACAGCGGCAGGCAATGACGAATTATCCCTTGCCTTTACCTAGACACCATGGCATTTGTTCTTGCTCAATCCGATAGCTACAGTTGGCCTGTTACTGTTGAATTTCCGGTTGATGGTGGCCGCTTTGAAAAGCAAACTTTTGATGCTGAATTTAAGCGACTGCCACAATCACGAATTGAACAAGTAATTGAACGCAGCAACACAGACACCATTAAGGATGCTGAATTTGCGCGTGAAGTAATTACAGGCTGGAAAGGTGTTACAGATGCCCAAGGTGCTGATGTGCCTTATAGCAATGAAGCATTAGGTAAACTACTTGATGTGCCATTAGTTGCTGGTGCTATCGTGCAAGCATTTTTTGCTAGCCTGACTGGAGCAAAAAGAAAAAACTAGAAGCCGCTGCTGAGCATTGGGCAAGTGGCGGCGTTATAGATGATACGGCAAAAGATGCGGCAGGATTAGGCATAAACAAGCCCAACTTGCCGCAGCAATCTACTGACTTTGAAGTATGGGAAGACAACTGGGATACAGTTGTAATGTTTTTACGTGTGCAAACGCAGTGGCGTATTGGGATGAGCGGTGCTACTGGGTTAGACTATAATGTGATCAGATGGGCGTTTGAAATGTACGGCGTCAGTGACCAACGCGAGATGTTTGAAGGCTTGCAGGTCATGGAAGCTGCTGCATTAGGAGCGATGAATAAATGACATTAAACACTGCAATTACATTTACCACTAAGCTAGATGGCAGCGGGCTAGATCAATTAAAACGGCAACTGCAATCATTAAGCCAGCAAAGCAATATTACCAAGCAATCACTTGGCCAAGCCAATATTGATATTAACCGAATGGCTCGCGAAGCGGGCAATACTACTAATGGATTGCGTACTCATATTGGTGCATTAAAAAATTTACGTGATAATGTTGACATTAATAGTCAAGCATATCGCAGGCTAGGGAATGAAATAAAAGGATTAGAAAGCAAGCTGCAAGGATTGGATCGTGTTAGCAATAAGGTAAATGTAGGCAGGCAAGCAATTGGCGCAGCAGGTGGGGCACTTGCATTAGGCGGCGGCGCAGCAGGAGCATTTGGCGCAGCAGGAGGCGTATTAGCGTCAGCCGGTCCTGCTGGCATGTTGGCGGCGGGCGTTGGGGCTGCGACAGTAGGGGTTGCGGCATCATCGTTTGGCGCAGCAAAAGAATTAAATGATCAGGAACGTAAGCTGGCGACGTTAACAGTGCAATCATCTGGGCTTACCAATGCAATTAGATTATTAGTTGCAGAGCAAGGATTTTTGGCAAGTTCGGCGGAATCAGCAAGTGCAGCATATGAAATTTTAAGTTCTGGCTACACTAAACAGTCTGATGTTTTAAACATATTAAAAGCTAGCACATTAGGCGCTACAGGCGGATTTAGTGACATTAAAACTGTTGCTGATGCAACAACTACAATTTTGAATTCATTTTCGCTAAGCGCTGATAATGCAAATCAAATTGTAGATGGGATGATACAAACGCAAAATGATGGCAAAATAGTCGTAAGTCAATATGCTGATCAAATTGCAAAAGTAGCATCTGTTGCAGCGGCGGCTGGGTTGTCGGTTGAGGAAATGAATGCATCTATTGCTGCCATTACAGCAACTGGTGTACCAGCAGAAACGGCGATGTCTGGGCTACGTCAAGCATTAATTAATGTAATAAAACCAACTGATCAAGCTCGTGAATTAGCAAAAAAAATAGGATTAGAATTTAGTCTTGCTGCAATACAAACTAAAGGTTGGGCGGGATTTCTAAAAGATGCAACTGATAAAACAGATGGCAGCGCAGAAGCGCTTAGTATACTTTTTGGGGATATTGATGGCTTTAATGCAATATTAAAATTAACTGGTCCTAACATGGGCCGCTTTAATGATTTTTTAGATAATCAAGAAAAAAAATTAGGTGCAGCAGCAAAGGCAGCAAAACAAGCAAAAGATCCGTTCAAGCAATTTGACATTGCAGTGACAGAACTTAATACATCAATTGGCAAAATTTTTCTCCCAACTTTAACAAAATTAATAACACAAGTTACTACTTTTTTCCAAATTATTTCATCTGATAAAAATAAAGAAGCAGTCCGAGATTATGGTAATATAATTAGAGGTTTAGGCATAGCAGGTGGTGGCAACATTTACAGTGGAAATGTGCCACAAAGCGAACGCATTGACGCACCAGTGCCTGAGCGATTAAAAAAACCACCGCAGCGACAATTAAGAGCGCCAGGTGCAGGCACTGTTAATCAAAAAATGCCTGATTTAACTAACGAAGTTCGTCAGGGTGGCGGTGGCAGTGGCGATGAAGAAAAGCGCAGGCAAGCAGAAAACAGATACAAGCAAATAGCAAATAACAATCAAAAAGAAGCAGATGCTAGACAAATACATGCATTAGAGGTAATTAATTTTTTAAAGGCAGAATCTGTTGCATTTGAAGCACAACGCACTAAAACAAATGAACTAGAAATTAATAAATTAATTTTACGCAACCAGCTAGATGTTGTATTTTTAGAAAATGAAAAAGATAGAATTAATCTTGCGCTCAAATATGTTAATGCAAAAGAAAAAGCAAAAATCATAGAAGACGCAACAGCAAGAAATTTAGAATTGCAAAATGTTGAAAACGAAGGGCTTAGCGACAATCAAAAATTAATTTTAGATTTAAAAACTAAAGAGCAGTCTATAAATAGTGATTTCTTGAAA